ATAGTTAAAAGGGTATTTCTTCTGCAAACTCTGTGTCTGCTACTGCCTTTGCTTTAACAGGCGTACTTTTTTCAACTACTGGGCCATTAACTCTTTTATCATGCAAGTATTTAACCAAACCAAACATAGCTTTAGTGGCTATATTGTTTTCGTCTTCTGCATCTCCAACTGCCATTTCAGTTGTTGCTGCGGGTGGTACTTGGTCTTGATATTTAGCAGGTATAGCGGACATACTACTTATATTATCATAAGTTCTATCCCCGGACTTGCTATGAGTAACGACAACATTGATTGGCATACCTAATACCTTATCCCAATCTGCTACCTCACCATCTCTGGCTGTGGGTACAAACATTTTGTAATACTTATATTCGTTACCACGTTCATTCATAGTTTGGAATATGTTGAAAGGTTTAGACCATAAGATTCTTGGTAATGTACCGCCATCTGATAAAGTCTGCTCCTGTCCTACTAACTCAATACCTAAAGAAAGCTGTTGAGCTGGTGGTTTTTCCTCACCTGCAAAGTTTCTTTCCGCAACATTAGTGTACTCTATAGTAGAAGTACTCTTCTCTGCTTGGGGTGATACTCTATTTATTGCCATAGTTTAATCTCCATTGTTGTTAATACTACTTCAGTATATCATACTCAATGTATTTGTGAATAGTCTTTTCCAAAAGAAATATCACAATCCAAGTCTCTGTTTAGTTTCAGAAGCTTGTTCACATTTTGTATAGATTCTTTTAATATTGCTGTTACTTCCTGTTGTTTATTTTCCTGTAATTCTAGGATAACTTCATCATGGAACTGAGCTGTTAATTGCTTTCTTTTCCTTACGATAAAGGCTAACCACATATCAAAGCAATATGTACCTGTACCTTGATTCAGGGTAGAGAACTTATCTTTATCTGCTTTAAGATAATAATATAATTCAGATACAGGATTCCATAACCACATCTCTCCATTAACAGTTTTAACCTCAGTATCTTTTGCTATCTCTTTTAATGACCAGTTTCTTTTCCAATAGGCCTTGTGTATTTTAGTAGCTTCACCCTCACTAATACCTAACTGTCTTGATAAGGTAGTAACACCTGCTCCATAGGTACAGGCATAGTTACCACCCTTGTAATTATGTCTGAGCTGAGTTACTTCATCAGTCTTGTTACCAGATTTATATTCATCAACTTGTTCTTGTGTTACTGCACCTGCTGACAATGCTAAATCTAAATGTGGGTCAAAGCCTTCCGTTGTCATAGCTGTTACATATTCTGGGTCGTAGTCCCACATGTAATGCTGTTTAGTTCTGTCCTCTAAACTAGCCATATCAGAACCACATAATGTATGGTTATCTTTTCTTACTGTAAATAAAGAACGTAATTCTTTACCGTATGGTTTACGGTCAGATGGTAAATTAACACAGACTGCATGTTTAAATCTTAGTGTATTAGTAAAGCCTTGTATTCTGGCCTCAACAAAACCATCATCATTAGCATTTTCTAATAGACCCTGTACTGCACCTATCCTATGTTTAACTACAGTCATAGTTCTTAGATGTTCTAACTCTGGGTTATCCTTAATTAAAATGTCTATGGATTCGCATAAGCTACCATCAGGTTTTTTAATTTGAGGTATGCTTTTACCATCCCCATTGTACGAATAAGTAGCGGGTTGCCAACCCAAAGACTCTAACCAATCCTTTATTTGAGGTACACTACTAGGGTTAGGTTCATTATAACCTACTGTTACTTTTATAGATTCCTCAAAATCAAAAGGTAAATTATTTTCTTTCGTTAGTTCATCCCACTTAATACCAGTAGCAGATAAGCTACCATCTTTTTTATAGGGTTTAGCCGGGCGGGTACGCTTTGCTGTCTTAGGTACTTGTGGCATAACACTAGCCAATGCATCTACTGCTACTTGATAGTTAGTTGTTAATTCTTTATGTAGTTTCTTTGCCTTATCTATATCAAGTTGCCATTGACTAGCCTCTTGCATTGCAGCACAACCCATCTTATGTTCTAAGTATCTAATTAATTTATTACTATCTTTACCCTCATAAAGTTTTTCTAACATAGCACTTTGTTTTTCCCAGAGTAAGGTATTAATCTTTACATCTTCCTCACATCTTTCTACATAAACTTCTAAGGCTAGGTTCTCCCAATCCTCAACTACAGGTTTAGCTACCCCTAATCTTTCTCCCCAAAATTTAAGTCCATGCTTACCAATATCAGGGGTGAGATACCAACTAAGTGCAGTTGTATCTACAATGTGAGCTTGTAATTTAATATTAAGTATTCTTTCTATAACAGGTTTATCGTAACGAATAAAGTTATGACCTATCAATCTATCTTCACTTGTTAAAGTATAAAAGAACTCTGTCATTTCTGGGTAGTTAGTTAATGTATATAATTCTTTTGTGTCCATATTGTAGATGGATGCACAATGTATAAGACTAGGTTTAAGTCCATCCGTTTCTATATCACATACATAATCTGTCATCTTGCTTTACCCCACCTGTCTGGTTCTAAATAAGTTACTGTCTCTTCATCAAAGTATAAATTAAAGCCACCAGTTTGTCCATATGACCTATCAAATAGTAAACTAACCCTAGTTATATTTCTATCCTCTTCAGGGCAATCTTCCGTTCTGTTACGACTAAGTCCTATTCCATAATGACTCCACTTCTCAAGACTTCTTGAGCCTGTGAACTCACTACTAAGCACTTTGCCACCCTGCTCATGCGACTTGGAACTCTTAGGCTTGGGGTTGACGTGTGAAAAACAAAAGATGGTAATTGGGTATGATTGTACTAAGTCTGCCATCTCAGTCATTATTAAATTTAAGGCATCGTTAGCTTCCGAAGCAGAAAATTTTGAAATCAAGGCAGTAATTGGGTCTAGACAGAATATATTAATACCATCTAGTAGGTGTAGCTCCTCAATAGTAGCTTTAATATCTACCCAATCCCTACTACCACTCCTGTCATAAAATCTAACCTTACCTTCCAAACCCTCAAGAGTATTTCTTAGTAAGGAATCGTCATAAACTTTATCAGGTCTAAGGAAGTCTAACTTAGCTTCTTTACTGGCTATACGTTTACCCGTTGTAATTGGGCTGTTTTCTAAATCAAAAATACCTACCTTAACTTTTTCATTGTAAACCAAATGATGCACTAACTGATACTGAAAATCCGATTTACCAATTTTCGGGGCAGCTCCGCATATAAAGATATTATTTGGTCTAATTCCAAAAGTTAAACGTGTCATAGATTCCCAAGGGAATGTTAACCCAACCTTCACACGTTCCATAGCCTTGTCGATAAAATCATGAACATCCACTACCTCACCCTGTCTCAAGACTTGGGCATTCCAAACAGTAGCTTGATATAATTCCTTTCCTTTACCTTTTACTAACATATCGTTAGCATCTTTCTCTGAAAGCATAGCTACTTTTGCTAACGGAAATATTTTAAGTGCATCTTTCGTAGCTTTCTTACCTGCACTATCGTTATCAAAACATAAGATAACCTCTTCGTACTTACTGATAAAATCCCTGTTGTGTAGTAAGTCTTTACTAGCAGATGTTGCACCTCTAGTTAAAGATACAACAGCAGGTTTATACTGTGCATACTTAGGTGGGGTGTTGTCTAGTATGACCTGATGTAAGGCCATAGCATCTAGCCTACCCTCAGTTATAAATAGTTTACGGGATAGGGGTACAATACTTTGTCCCCATAAATCGAATGAGCCTTTCCTTGTGCCAATACTTTTGAAGTTTTTATTTATACAATCTCTAACTTCATAACCTATTAGCTCACCGTTGTTATGGTCAGGGTAGTAGTGTTCTGTTACCGTAGTGCCGTCTACTTCGCTTAAAGCTAGCCTGACACCATAGTATTCTACGGTATCTTTACGAATAAGACGGTCAGGTATCTCTAAGCTTTTCAAGTTACTGATATCTGGCATAGTCATAACTGTTGATTCCTCTTGTTTGTATTTAATTTTAGGTGTGTCTTGCATGGGGTCATACGTTTCACAAGCAAAGCAATAAGCATTTTGTTTACCATCTTCCTGTACAAATACCTGTTTTCCATCTGAACTCCCGCAATCCTTACAGGATATTTTATGTAATGGTTTTCCCCTTGATTGTCCCATGATTAATCTATTCTTTTTCTCAACTCATTCATAAAATATTCTTCCCCATGCTTTTCAATTATTTCAACAGCATCTGAGATACACCAGTTTAATTTATAATCATCAACTAATTCTTCAGTCATCTGTACATCTTTATCAATGACATCTTGTAATGTTTTTACTTTGTATTTTTCTTCTTCAGTCATATTTCCTCCTCTGTTTATGTACGAAATATATTAAGGGATAAGGGTTCTGGCTGTCAAGATATTTATTTTACTACTGAGTATTTACTTTCTCTTAAAAATATGATACACTCTAAGGGTGTTGTAGGGTAACAACTAATATTAATATATTGACTTACAGCAATGATGAAAAATACTATAGTTATTTTATAACACATTTGATTAATAACAATGGAGTATATACTTATGATAGATAAAAAGTTATCTGATATAAACATTGAAGACATGCAGAGTAAGGGTATAAATGTAGTTTTATCACCCAAAGCTAACAGGAAAAATGCTAGTAAAAGTGTACCTGCAATAGAGCCAGAAAGATTATTCGTAATCTTTTTAGCCTTTCTTTGTTTATCCGTACCCGTATGGCTATTCTTATAAGATATGAGTAGTGAAGTCTTACTCACTATGGGATGTTGGTTAACTTTAGGGTTCATTTACCTTGTAGCTTATCCAACATCCAATTTACTGCACGATTTTAGATACAAAAGGGATGAACTAAAGGATGAAGTGATAGTCATTAGAATATTTTACATTGCTTTATCGTTCTATATACTATGTTTTATTACTAAGGCCATAGTATTAAATACATAAAGGATTTTTATGAGATGTACTGTTTGCAATAACCTACTGACTGATGAAGAATCTGTAAAGAAATACCCCGCAACACACCCGTTGTTTAATAATTATATGGATACTTGTACGGATTGTCTTGAGCAAATTAGAGAGATTGAAAGAGACTATGAAGAGTCTAAAAAAAAGAGGGGTAGTGTTATACCCCTCAAGCTTTAGCAAGTATTACTAGTGTAATTTTTTCTTAAGTTCTTCTCCATATTCTAATACTACCTCGCCCCATGTATCGTTGTCAATATCTAAATAATATTCATTCGTAATACTATACTCACCTCTATCATATTTTTTCTTCGCCTCCTGCTCTGAATCCGCAATAACTTCTACTTCCTTGATAAATACTTCATAGCTTTGCATTACATATTTTTTAGTCATATTAGCTCCTCACTTGCGATTTAAGGGGTGTTATCAAAGTCTTGCTTATGATTGTACCCCTGTTATTTAAAATGTCTATGTCTTTTCTCCGTAATAAATTAATATACCTACTACTATCCATATCCAAATTGGTAATGATAACAAACATAACTTAATAAATAGTATTGGATTCATCATTCCTCACTTGTAGTTTTAATATTTTAAGTTGTTGTCTTGCCCTCTTTACCTCTTCCCAACTAGTACCGATATGAAAAAATTCCATATAAGGATTAGCGGGGTCAAATCTTTTTAGCCAACGTTCCAAAAATTTTATTTCTCGTTGTCGTCTATCCATTGCTCCACCCTCACACTTTCATTATGATTAGTAGTAAGATTTAAAAAGATATCATGCCACTCATTATCCAACTTGTATAATTTACTGTACAGATATTTGTGGTTGTTACTATCTTTCATAAGTCCTTGTTTTATAGCATTATTTATGGCCTCTTCCTCACTTCTTACGGTTATCCTTGATTTAATTTTCATTTGGTTAGTTCCTCCTCAAAGTATACTATCTTTGTTCTTAAGTTATCCAGTTCCTGTTTGATACCTGTTTGTAAATTAATATCTAACTCACTCATAGCAATAGTTTTAATTAATAATTCCATGCTTTGTCTTATATCTTTTGGTAGTTTGTCCACGTCTTATCCTCCTATTAATAATATTAAATATGTTGCAGCAATTACAAGTGTAATTATAATCACTCCGCCTATAAAATCTTTTAATGTCATATAATCATTATCCATTTTATATCCCCTTATTAAATAAATATGAAATTAATATAACAAATAATGTTAAAGATATAAAACTTAATAACATTATTGCCCCATAAGTAATTGTAAAAGTAACCATTTTTATTTATCCTCCATTCTTAATATTTGAAATGCCATAAAATTGTAGTAATTTTGGCATATATTGTGTCTTGTCTTTTCATCTGGATTAGACTCAACACTTCCCATATTTACTGCAAGTTCTACAATATCATCATACCAATGCGGAATATCAATAGCTCCACCACTCAACCATTCCGCCACAGCCCCTTGTTTTCCCTGTCTTTCTATATTCCAGCCGTACTCAGTATAAAATCTATCTAATAAATAATTTATTTTATCTGTATCCGTTTTTAGTTCCTCCCCGTTGTCGTCAAATTCAATACAATTTAAAATATAATTTTTATAATTATCTTGATATTTTGTGTAGTGTAATTTCATTTTTATTTATCCTCATTTAATTAATGTTACATTTATATTTTATATATCTTATTTAATTTATCCAATTAAACTTTTTTATAACCCTTATAAATTAATTATATTCATAGTTTTTAATATCTTTTATTGAATCTAAACTTAATATTGATACTAAATTTTCTATATCTATATTTGCTATTATTTCAATTATATCTATATGTATGAATAAGTATCTATTTAATATATATAATACATATGCATTTTTGATTAATGGTGTATGATATTTATATATCATTTTATCTGTTAGTAATCTTTTCATTTTTATTTATCCTTTTAATATTTTTTTTGAATATTTGGTACAATATTTCTTAATGCGGTATCTATATTAGTATCTTTTAAATAATTAATACTATCTTTAAAAGTATTATTAAATATATTTCTATAACAATACCAGTATAAGTCCCACCTGAAGCGAATGTTTAAGTCTTTTATTTCATCACTTCTAGCAAAATCCCCACTTTCATAGCGATTAATAAGATTTGGATTATCTTTTAATATAGAATTAATTTCTTTTTTAATGTAGTCATAATGTATTTTTTTAATCTTCATTTTTATTTATCCTCATTTATTTTTTCAATTGTTATTTTTTTATAACCATTATCTTTTAAGTCTTGTATTTCTGTTTTTATTTCCTGCATATCATAAGAGCCAAATAAGTGCTTATGTTTAATGCCATCTTCATATGCATGTATTGTGTAGTATGTCATTTATTACTCCAGTTATTAATCATAAGTGCATAATATACAGCTAGAATAATAATGTCTAATCGAATGTTTCTATCGTTGTCATAAGTAAAATTTATACAAGGGCAAGTTCTGGAATATAGGTGGCATATATTGCGGTATTGTTTAAGGGTGTGTAAGGGTACTCCCCATAAGACTCACCCCTCAGAAATTTTGAGGGAATTCTTTGCGTAAATATGAATGCGAACCCCAAC